GGAACTGGACTTGCTAGAAGAGAGTTTATCTATGTTGAAGACCTCGCTGATGCTTGTTTGTTCCTAATGCAGAACTACGATGATGGTGATATAATCAATGTAGGAAGTGGTGTTGATTATTCCATCAAAGAACTCGCAGACATTATTAAAGACACTGTTGGGTTTGAAGGTGAAGTAAAATGGGACACTGATAAACCAAATGGCATGATGAAAAAACTTCTTGATATTTCAAAACTAGAAAATCTTGGTTGGAAACCTAAAACTTCCTTGGAAAATGGTTTGCAAACCACCTATGAATACTACAAATTGGAGAAAAAACGCTCATGATTGAACCCTGGCCTTTGATGGAAGAGACGATCACACTCAAAGATCGTTTGAAAATGGCAACATTTATTTTAACTAGTAGTAGATTGACGAATGGACCGAAGGTTCGTCAGTTTGAAAAGAAGTGGGCAGAGTGGTTGGGTGTTGATTACTCCCTTTATGTTTCTAGTGGTAGCACTGCTAACTCTCTCTTGATTGCATCAATCAAAGAACTCTGTGGACTCAAAGATGGAGATAAAGTTCTAGTTCCTGCCACTACTTGGGTTACTAATGTTGGTCCAGTCATTCAAAATGGACTACAACCTATCTTTTGTGACATCAATCTGAACAATTTTTCCTTTGATATTGAAGATTTGAAGTATGTTGCTACTCAACATCCTGATATCAAGGTAGTTTTTGTCACTCATCTGATTGGATTGTCTTCTGATGTAGAGAAGATTGAAGATATTTTTCCTAACGCATTGATTCTTGAGGACATCTGTGAGTCCCATGGTGTTCAGGGTCCTGATCTAAACAAGAGAGGAACTCTCTCTGCAGGATCAACATTTAGTTTTTACTTCGGTCATCACATTACTACTATTGAAGGTGGAATGGTCTGTACTAACAATCCAGACCTCTATGATCTGATGAGAATGAAGAGATCTCATGGAATGGCAAGGGAATCTGACCTAAATCGTGACAAATATGTAGCAGAAAACCCTGATATTGATCCCGCATTCCTGTTCATGACTGACGGATATAACTTCCGTAACCATGAAATCTGTGCCGTTCTTGGTCTTTCTCAATTGAAGAAACTTGACAAGAACATTGAGATTCGTAAACACAATTATCGTCGATATTATAATGGTATTTTGTTTCACAAAGGATTGAGAACGCCACAATATCAGACAGGTAACAGTAGTTTCTCTCTACCAATTATTCCTTATGATGAAAAGTATGTTGCAAAGATCAAAGGAACTTTGATGCTTAATGAAATTGAGTTCCGTCCTATTATTAGTGGTAATCTTCTTCGGCATCCTGCATTCAGAAAGTATGAACTCTGCACTCAGAAAGAAGAACCCAACGTAGAGATTCTACATAAGAATGGACTCTACGTTGGCAACAGTCAGTTTGTTGATGATAGAAAAGTAGATCGACTTCTTCAGATTTTACGTGAGGTAGTTCCAAATGTATAATGTTCAATGTAGTGGAACAATGTCCACGGATGGAAAGTTCAGTAAAAAAGTTCACATCTGTTACGATGCACTTGCATGGAAAGCAGACTGCATCAATGTTTTAGTTCAAGTTGAACCTCCATCCATTCTTGATATCTCTAACCTTATTAGGGAGAATGCAGATAAGTTTGATTTGATTCTTACCTGGAGAGAAGACCTCTTAGATCTCCCTAATGCACAGAAGTTTATCTTTGGATGCTGCTGGATTGAGTGGGATACATTTAATCTAGATAAACAGAAGGTTTGCTCATTTAATACAAGTGATAAGGGATGGGCACCAGGACATAAACTTCGTCAACAAATTTGGGCTGGACTTGAAGATGCAGAAGAACTGAACGGGTTTGGCATTGTCAAACATAAGTCACCTCCGCGAACACCGAACAAGAACTTTCTCTTTGAAACTGCTAAATATCACGTAGTTGTAGAGAATGAGCAACGAGACAACTGGATTACTGAAAAGTTGATCGACTGCCTTGCCTCTAAAACTATCCCAATCTATTGGGGTGCCTCAAACATCGGTGATTATTTTAATACCGATGGCATGATTATCTTTAATACTATCGAAGAACTCAAGGATATTCTTGACAATCTTAATGAGAAGTTTTATGATGATCGTGTAAAAGTAGTTGAAGAAAACTACGAAAAGTCCAAGGAATATTGGGACTTTCATGCTAGAGTAAAACACGAAATTGCTGAATTTATTGGAGAATAGAATGTCTGAGCGTCAAAAGACTGCACTTGTTTGTGGTGCTGGTGGATTTATTGGTAGTCACATGGTTCGTCGTCTGAAGAGCGAAGGATACTGGGTGCGTGGTGTAGACATCAAGCGTCCAGAATATTCTCCTACTCTTGCTGACGAGTTCATTCTTGGTGACCTTACTGATATTGATCTGATGAAACGTGTCATCAGGTTCTCTGGGTATCAGGGTAATTTTTATGCAAATGTAGCAGAGAAGTTTGTAGAATCTTTTGATGAGATCTATCAATATGCTGCTGATATGGGTGGCGCTGGATACATCTTCTCCGGAGATAATGACTCTGAGGTGATGTATAATTCTGCTGCTATCAACCTCAACATGCTTAAGTGTCAACTGGAGTTGAATAAGCAGACAGAGCAGAATAAAACTAAGATCTTCTACTCTTCCTCTGCCTGCATGTATCCTGAGTATGCTCAGATGGATGTGGACAATCCTGGACTGAAGGAAAGTGATGCTTATCCTGCTGGTCCTGACTCTGAATACGGTTGGGAGAAACTGTTCTCTGAACGTTTGTATCTGACGTTCAACCGCAACCATGGTATCCCTGTTCGTATTGCTCGCTTTCATAACATCTATGGACCTGATAGCACTTGGAATGGTGGTAAGGAGAAGTCTCCTGCTGCTATGTGCCGTAAGGTAGGATATCTACCTGAACAAGGTGGTGCTATTGAGGTCTGGGGTGATGGAGAACAGACTCGTTCATTCCTCTACATTGATGAATGCATTGAAGCTACCCGCCGTCTGATGGAATCTGACTTCCTTGGACCAGTGAACATTGGTTCTGAGGAGATGGTAACCATCAATCAACTGGTAGATACTGTCGCTAAGGTTGCTGGTAAGGATGTAAGAAAGATTCATATTGATGGTCCTCTGGGTGTGCGTGGACGTAACTCCAACAACGATCTGATTCGTGAAGCACTTCAATGGGACTACAGCATGACCCTGGAGGAGGGTATTGCTAAGACTTACGCTTGGATTTCTGAACAAATTGCTGCGAATACTGAAGAATGAAAATCACAATCCTAGGATCTGCAGGTCAGATTGGTGCATACCTTTCTGAATACCTCAACAATAAGGGTCATGATGTCACGGGTATCGATATCGTGAATGGTCCTGAGTTTGACCTCAGGGTGACACCTAACACTGTTGTAGAGAAAGCGATTGAGAGTGCTGACTTTGTATTCTTTCTTGCTTTTGATGTGGGTGGTTCACGTTACCTGAAAAAATATCAACATACGTTTGAGTTCATTAATAACAATGCTCGTATGATGGCAAACACTTTCCGTTTGTTAGACAAATATAGTAAGAGATTTGTGTTTGCATCATCTCAGATGAGTAACATGTCTTACTCTCCTTACGGTGTGATGAAACGTGTAGGAGAACTGCACACCACTGCACTCAAGGGACTGACTGTTAAGTTCTGGAATGTATATGGCATTGAACATGACATGGAGAAAGCACATGTCATTACTGACTTCATCCGTAAAGGTTTTGAAGAGAAGCAGTTTGAGATGATGACCGATGGTACAGAGGAGCGTCAGTTCCTCTATGCTGAGGATTGCTGTGAGGCACTGGAGACTGTCATGGAGTCTTACACTGACTTCAAACCAGAAGATCCCCTTCACATCACGTCATTTAGAACAGAGACAATCAAAGAGGTTGCTGCTATGATTAAGGGATGTTTTTTCATGGACGGTATGTATGATGTAGATATTAAACCTGGACTTGCTAAAGACAGTGTTCAGATGGACAAGAGAAACACCGCAGACACCTTTATTCTTGATTGGTGGGTTCCTAAAACCACAATTGATAAGGGTATCAAAAAAGTGTACGATGAAATGAAGAAAAATTACTTATGACTATTGGATTTAACGGACTTGGTAACAGTGGTCGTCTAGGAAACCAACTGTTTCAGTATGCTTCTCTCCGTGGCATCGCAGCAAATAGGGGATTTGATTTTGTATTTCCTCCTCCATATGACAGCATTGACAACTATGGTGTTCATGAATGCTTTAAGTTAGATGGAATCAAAGAAGAGAACGTTGCTTTCTTGAATACCCAGCAAGGTGTTCAGGAGGCACATTTTCATTTTGATGAGAACCTGTATAACAACTGTCCTGATAATGTAAACCTGCTTGGTTGCTATCAGACAGAAAAGTATTTCAAAGACATTGAAGATGTCATCCGTAATGATCTTCAGTTTCAAGATGAAATCCTGAAACCATGTGAGGAGATGATGAGTGGATTTGACACTCGTCCTATAATGTTACATGTCCGTCGTGGTGATCCAAACTTGGCAGACAAGAGAGGATTTAAGTGGGCTTATACTAACCTGCAAGACCACCATCCACTCCAACCGATTGAGTATTATGAAAAAGGACTTGAGCATTTCCCAGAAGACACTCCCGTGATTGTTTTTTCAGACTCTATTGATTGGTGTAAGGAGCAAGAGTTCTTCTCTGCTGATCGTTTCCACATGTCTGAATCAACTGATAAGCATGAGGACGGTGCCCTGGTTCCCTTTGTGGACTTGTGTCTTATGTCTCTGTGTGACGGTGGCATCACTGCGAATAGTTCGCTATCCTGGTGGGGTGGTTATCTTCAGAAGGATAGAACTCGCAAACTGATCTCGCCTAAGATGTGGTTTGGTAAGGCATACAATCACGATACTTCTGATATTGTCCCTGAAAATAAAAACTGGATTGAGTTATGAAAATTGCTGTCTTGACTTCCTCTGTGGGTGCTACGCTGCCTGCAGAGGTTAGTGTTAAATATGATTCTGCAGATTACTTTGCCTTTACAGAAGAGGAACTGATTGAGGATTCCATGTGGACTCGTATGCCACTGCGTAAGTTCTCTATTGATAACAGATATGCGAACAGAAGGAATGCAAAGATCTACAAGATCATGCCTCACCTGTTTGTCCCTGGATACGACTACTATATTTGGGTTGACGCTACTCATGCAGTCAAGATGGACCCAAAAGAAATTGTAGAAACATATCTGAAGGACAGTGACATTGCTCTCTTCAAGCACCCTGAAAGGGATTGTGTGTATGAGGAGGCAGAACTTATCAAGCAAGTTAGGTTTGACTTCCTTGAGTTTGTTGAGAATCAAATGGTTTTCTATCAGTCACGTATCTTTGAAAAGCATAAAGGTCTATATGAATTGCCTTGCAGAATCCAAAGAAATACTTTGGAGATTCAAGCACTTATGCTAACATGGTGGGAGTTGATCTGTAAGTTTTCTTCTAGGGATCAACTGAGTCTTCCTTTTGCCTTGGATATGCATGGCATTACTCCTGCAATCATGCCAGGTAGAGCAAATGGACTCATGCTGAATGAGATTTTACCCCAAGTAATTACGTCAGATCATCAACGATAATGTGTAGTTTTTTATTTACGAATAAAGAGATAGAGGATCTTGATTATGTAAACCGTTACATGGAGGATCGTGGACCTGATAGCACTAACATTGTAGAAGTTGGTGACTATACTTTCATTCACAATCTTCTTAGTATCAGTGGTGAGTTCACTCCACAACCTTTCCTCAATGAGGAGAGACAGATTGCTTGTGTGTACAACGGAGAGATCTATAATGCCATGGAGCATTACACCTCTGATGGTGAATGTATCATTCCAAAGTATCTACAGCATGGATTTTTCTTTCCAAACATGTTGGATGGTGAATTTGCTATCTGTCTTGTGGATTATGCGAACGAACGTATTGTCCTATCGTCAGATGTGTTTGCCACTAAACCTATTTGGTATGCCATCAATGGAGACAAGATTGGTGTAGCCACTTTTGAGTCTGCTTTACTTGCTCTTGGGTTTACTGATGTCAAGAAGATTCCAGCAAACACTAGGATGCTTCTGGACATGGACACTCTTGAGATTCTGGATCAAGGTTCAGTGTTTAAGTTTGACCTGAGGCAATACAAGACTACCTTTGATGATTGGAACGCTGTGTTTGCAGAGTCTATCCGTAAGAGAACTAAAGGTATTCGCGAGAAGGTCTTCATTGGACTCTCAAGTGGATATGACAGTGGTTCTATTGCATGTGAATTGAGACGACAAGGCATTCCTTATAAGGCATACAGTATCACTGGATCTGAGAATATGCCAGTTCTTTCTGGTAGACATGCTCTTATCGGAGATGAATCTGAGTATGAATTGTTTACTATTGATGAGTATGGTCCTGGTCGCCAATCACTTACCAAGTACTTGATTGATAATGTAGAACCATTCAAGAATACCATTCACTCTAGTTCTAGTGACTATAATGAATATGGTATGGACATCAAAGATGATCATGGTGCAGGAAGTTTAGTTGCTGTCTGTACTATGGCAAAGAGAGACGACAGAAAGATCTATCTCTCTGGTTCTGGAGCAGATGAACTGTTCTCAGACTACGGTTTTGGTGGGACCAAGAAGTATTCTCATAGCAACTTTGGTGGTCTTTTCCCTGACGATCTCTCAACTATCTTCCCTTGGGCATCTTTCTATGGCAGCTCACAAGAAACATACATCGCAAAAGAAGAACACGTTGCAGGGTCTTTTGGTCTTGAAACCAGATACCCGTACCTGGATAAATATGTCGTACAAGAGTTTCTTTCGCTTACTCCTGAGTTAAAGAACTCCAAATATAAATCAGTTCTTTATAATTATCTGATTGAAAATAATTATCCCTTCTGTGAAAACGAAAAAATTGGATTCTGACATGACAGTAACGATTGGAAAAGGCATCCGTGCCGGCAACTATGGTGGATGGAACTTCTCAACGGAAGAGAACTTTCAATTCAGTAATCTTGGAACAAACCTCTATCAACTTGCAAGAGTAGTAGATAAGTGCGGAGAGAATAACGTCTTTGTTGACCTTGGGGTTGACTATGGTGTGTCATCTCTTACCATGACCTATGATTCTGTAGAGAGAAACAATACAGTCTATGGAGTTGATACTCAGTTCAGGCGTCTTGGGTTTGATCTTGGAGAGTATCCTACTTACAAAATAATTCAGGGAGATAGTTCTAGTGTTGGTAAGGCATGGGACACTGAAGAATATGGAACTGTAAAACTTCTTTTCGTTGATTCTATTCATGTTGCTGCTCAGGTTGCATCAGAACTTTATCACTGGTGGGATCACATGGAAGAGGATGGATACATTGTCTTCCACGATACTAACTGGCCAGCAGGAATGCATGACCTTACCTGGGTTCCTGAAGTTAAGGAGAAGGGTATTCAGTGGGATCGCCCTGAGGTTGCAGTTGGTCGCTTCTTTGAAATTACAGAATTATTTGAGAAGTATGGTAATGAAGGATTTACCTATGAAGATGATTACATCTCTGTGCTTCATCGCCCTGAGTCTTGGGGAATGACCACAGTTCACATTAAGAAAAAGAAGAACTACAAAGAGAATATTGACGACTGGTCTGATATTTTTGAGGACAGAAACAGAGTTATTGGTTACTTCCAAAGAGAGAGAGAAGCATTCTACATTGATGATCTGAGTGAGTGATGAAACATTTTCATGTATGCTGCGACGGCAGTTTTGGCAACAGATATAGTGGTCTGATTGGTGGTATTACACTAGCAAGATTGTGTGACCTACCAGTTAAGGTAAGCTGGCCAAGTACAAATATGTGTAGAGCAAGGTTCTATGAACTTTTCTCTGAAGAAAATAATCTTGAGGCATCTGATACAAACATTAGAGAATATTATGTTATTGGTGAACAATATAATCTTCTCTCATGTGACGCATCCTATCTACAGTTCTTTAGAAATCCAGGTAGGATGGAACCTAATAATATGAATGTTGAGTCATTTCGCAATTTCGTAAACTCATCAGACAAACCAGTCTTCTATTACACTCCATTGTTGTATGATTGGATTCCTGAGGAAGAGATTAAGAAAACGATAAGGGAACTTAGATTCAGCGATGATGTTCTTGAAAAGGTTGGAAAATTCCTTGACGAGAATGAACTGCGACAGGGTTACTATGGTATTCACCTGCGTATGACTGACTTTGTTAATATTGAATCGTTTGATGTTGATCATTGGATTCAGACAGTTGCAAAGGCGTCTGATCAGAAATTCTTTGTATGCTCTGATGATCCTGATACAGAGGCAAGGTTCAATGAACTGCCTAATGCGTTCTCTTATCCGAAGCTTCATAAGACTGAGAAGTATATTCCTGAAGGTGAATGGCATCATCCATACACCGATGATGATGGTAGGCACTCTGTATTCAATGTAGAGAGGGGTGCAGAGCACGTTAAGGAAGCAGTCATAGACTTTATCCTGCTTTCCTTGTCCAATCCTTTTGACACGGGCAAACAGAGTACTTTCTTAAGGATGGCAAAACGAGTGGGGACAGCATTGCGATGATTTCTATTGCTATCCCTGCTTATGGTATGAGGGGTCTTGGTTCAAAGTTTCTAACTCAAATGTTTGAGACCATTGACAACCAAACCTACAAAGATGTTGAAGTTGTTGTCTCTGATCATTCGCAAGATCTTGGCATTCTTGATACATGTGATAAGTATTCTGATACTTTTCCTGTCACATACATTAGAAATTTTTATGATAGAGGGAATGGTCCTGCAAACACCAATATTGCATTGAAGCATTGCTCTGGTGACTTGATTAAAATTATGTTTCAGGATGATTTGTTCACTGATGACACCGCATTGGAGAAGATTCATGATCGATTTAATGAAACTGAATGTGCGTGGGTAGTGACTGGATTCTCTCATACGACTGACGGAAAAAACTTTTACAGACCAATGGTTCCGCGTTGGTCTGAGCATCTTTTAGAAGGACAGAACTTTATGGGTGGTCCTTCTATCGTGACATTGAGGAGAGAGTGTCTTGAATACTTTGACCCCGAATGTAAGATGTTAATGGATACCGAGTTTTATCATAGAATGAGATACTTCCACGGTATGCCTGAGATTATTGACGATATTTGTGTTTGTAGTAGAGAGGGTGATTATAGAATTTCATCTAACGCGGAGCTAGATATTATCTGTGAACATCCTGATGGATCTTGGCAGATGAACGCTAAGGAGTTAGAATACGTAACTGAAAAGCACAAGGAGACTAGAGACTATGCTGAGTAATACTACTTTTATTGTGCCACTACGAATCGAATCGTTTGATCGATTGCGAAATGTGGTTGTCAGTTCAATCTATCTCCTTGATAAAACTGACTGCACTCTCATTATCAAAGAGGCGGATTCGGAATCTGCTTTTGAGGCATCTGCACTTCCTCAGATTCGTGAGTGTGTTGGTGAAGAGAAGTGTAAGCGACTGATTCACGTTTTTGAGAAGAATGATGATCAGTTCTTCCATAGAACTAGACTTCTCAATGACATGGTGATGATGACCAAGACTCCTGTGGTTGTCAATTATGATTGTGATATTCTTCTTCCTCTTGAGTCTTACCAGAAGTGTGAGGAGATGATCCTGAATGGTGAGTGTGATATGGTCTACCCTTATGGCGATGGCAACTGGCAGTATCAGATCTTCACTGATGATGATCTGGTTTCTAGATTTATCAACAATGATTATGACCTGAGTATTCTGCGTGAGAAATCCAGAGTATATGATGCTAAGTATGGTTTCTGTCAGTTTTATTCTACTGAAAAGTATATTGAAGGTGGTTTAGAGAATGAAAACTTTATCGCCTATGGTTATGAAGATAATGAGAGATACCATCGATTCAATAAACTTGGATATAAGGTTGGTAGATATGATGGAAATGTATATCACATGGAGCATGAAAGAACTCCTAATTCCTGGTTCACAAACCCATATATCGAAAACAATAAAAACCTGTATGAGATGATCCTAAAGTTTGACACTCAAGAACTTTTCGATTATTATCAGCAGCAGGAGTACCTCAAAACTCAGAAAGCAAAAATCAAATGATTGGATTTAACAATCTGGGACGAATGGGCAGACTTGCCAATCAGATGTTTCAGTATGCTTCTCTTAAGGGCATTGCAAGTCATCATGGTTATGACTGTATGATTTCATATCATCCCGACTTTGTGGATGATGGTATTGGTAATATGCTTCGCACAGAGTTGTTTGACTCTTTTGATTTGAAAGTCAAGACTGGTATATACCAAGCATCTACTCTTGCTGAGAGGCAGTTTCATTTTGATCAGGAGCTATTTGATAAGTGTCCTGACAATGTGGTCCTACAGGGATACTTTCAAACGGAAAAATACTTCAAGCATATCGAAGAAGAGATTCGCAAAGATTTTACTTTCAAGGATGCTATTCTAAATCCTTGCAAGGAGATGATTGAGTCAGTAAAAAATCCGATCGCTCTTCATGTTCGTCGCACTGATTATGTGACGAACTCTGCCAATCACCCACCATGTACTCTTGATTATTATAAGAGGGCACTGTCTTACTTTGAGACACATCGTAATGTGATTGTTTTCTCTGATGATCCTGCATGGTGCAATGAGCAGGAATTATTTTCTGACGAACGTTTCATGATCTCTGAGAACGATGATAATCGTATTGACTTGTGCTTAATGTCTCTGTGTAATGACTATATCATTGCCAACTCAACTTTCTCTTGGTGGGGAGCATGGCTCTCTGCTAATAAGGATAAGAAAGTGATTGCCCCCCTCCAGTGGTTTGGAACTGGATATACTAAAGACCACGATACAAAAGACGTAACACCCGATGGATGGACACGAATTTAGTAAGATGGACAAGAATAAGTCTGCATATAAACTAGAGGGACTGCCTGCAATTTATTGGTTGAACCTGGATGCCGATGAGAATCGGAGGTTTTACATGGAGGAGCAGTTTAAGTATTGGAACATAGAAAACCATACTAGGATTGCTGGATATGATGCGAGGGAAGATGATCCATCCGAACATCTGAAAGGAAAGGTTCCTGATAACGTTAGTCCTGCTGAGTTAGGATGTTGCATGTCTCACCTAAAAGCAATCAAATATTTCTATGAAGAGACTGATGATGAGTATTGCATGATCTTGGAGGATGATGTAGACTTTTCAACAGTGAAGTATTGGAACTTTACTTGGCGTGAGTTCTTTGGATACCTTCCTTATGATTGGGACTGTGTTCAGATGACCACGATCACCACAGGTGACATTCATGTTAAGTTGCACTTGAAATTTATTAATGATTTCTCTGCTGCTGCTTACTTGATTTCTCGACACCATGCTGCTAAGATACTTAAGAACCATATCCGTGGTGACAAATACAAACTGGATAATGGAGTTGTTCCTAGAGCAGTCTCCGAAGATGTAATTCTGGAAACAGGGAAGACTTACACAATTCCATTGTTTTTGTATAATCTAGACTTTGGTTCTACGATTCATCAAGAACACATTGGAGTTTTCCATCAGGGTCCTCATACTGCTCTTACGAACTATTGGCAACAGCAAGGTGCTAGTGTTAATATTGGAGACTGGATGAATTACGACCCTTATCTTGGTAGGATTACCACACACTCTCAACAGCAGAATGTAGAAAACCTACCAAGTTGACATAATCTTAATGGTTTGTTAGTATAAATACTTAACCTTTTGTCTTATTATAACAAAAGGTAACAACGGGGAGATGTCGATTCCCCTTCATCTGCGGGTAACCATTCCGCAAGTAAATAACGAGGTTCTAAAATGATCAAATCTGTATTCGCAGCAGCTGCTGCTCTGTCCATGTCCGCTGGTGCTGCTTTTGCAGGTCCCTACGTTAACGTAGAGGCAAACTCTGGTTTCACGGGTTCGGATTACTCTGGAACCACCACAGACGCCCATATTGGCTACGCTGGTGATGCTGGTGACGTAGGATATTACGTCCAAGCAGGTCCTAGCATCGTGGCTAATGATGGTGCTGACACCGAGACCGTTTTCTCTGGTAAAGCTGGTGCTTCTGTTGCTGCTACCGAGCGTCTTGACATCTATGGTGAAGTTTCCTTCGCAACTGGCATCGATGATGCTGACAACGGTTACGGCACTAAGGTCGGAGCAACCTTCTCCTTCTGATAGATTGTTAGGAATCGAACATTAACCGATCCTTAAATCTAAATACACGGGCTTCTGTTAGAATACGGAAGTCCGTTTTTAATGAGACAAGTAAACATTACAAAGGAATTACAAATGAAAGCAATCGCACTTGCCGCACTGGCAGCATCTGCACTGGCGACACCTGCCCTTGCAGGACCCTACGTAGAGTCCAAGCACGAATTTAAAGGCACTGATGAAGATTACAGCAAGGCTGTACATCAGGCACGGGTTGGTTATGATACCAAAGTTGGCGCTCTCAAGCCTTACATTGAAGGTGGTTTTGGAGTAACATATCCTGAAGATGGTGATCAAACCAATTTTACCGTTCTGGAAGTTGGCACAAAGGTTAAGATTACCGAAAAGTTTGGCGCTTATGGTAAGTGGGAAAACATCTTCCAAGATGAAGATGATACCCGTGACTGGAAAGTCGAAGTCGGCACTAAGTACAAGTTCTGATCAATAATTCAAAAAAGAGGATATTCAAATGAAACTCTCTGCTCTCGCAATGGGTGCTCTGGCACTCACCGCTACTACTCCTGCAATCGCAGGATCCCTGAATGGTGCTGGTGCATCATTCCCCGCTCCAATCTATCAGCGTTGGTTCAAGGACTATGCTGATAAGACTGGCAACCAAGTCAACTACCAAGCAGTTGGATCTGGTGCTGGTGTCCGTCAGTATAAGGCAGGCACTACTGACTTTGGTGCATCTGATAAAGCAGTTTCTGATAGCAAACTTGCTGGTATCTCCCGTCCTATGGTACAAATCCCTATGACTGGTGGTGCAATCGCAGTTGCATACAACAAGCCTGGTTGTGATCTGAAACTGACTCAGATTCAACTTGCTAAGATTGCATACGGAACTATTCAAAATTGGTCTGAAGTTGGATGTGGTTCAGGTAAGATGACTTGGGTTCATCGCTCTGATGGTTCTGGAACCACTGCTGGTTTCACCAACTCTCTGTCCGCATTCTCTCCTTACTGGGATATTCGTGTAGGACGTGGTAAGTCCGTCCGTTGGCCTGGTTCTAATGCCGTTGGTGCTAAGGGCAACTCTGGTATTGCTGGTGTAATTAAGAACACTCCTGGTGCTATTGGTTATCTGAACTATGGTTATGTGAAGGGTTCCTTCCAACAGGCAGCAATCCAGAACAAGGCAGGAAACTATGTCCGTGCTAATGCAGAAACCTCTGCTGCTGGTCTGTCTCAGATCAAACTGGATAGCAAACTGCGTGGAACCGATGCTAACCCTGCCGGTGCTAATGCATTCCCTATCGTTTCTCTGACTTGGATCCTTGCTGAGCCTGGTCACAAGACTGACGATGTAAAAGCAGCACTTCGTTATATGCTAAGTGAAGATGCACAAAGCAAGTCTGACTCTTTGGGTTATGTTCCTCTTCCTGAGGATCTCCGCCAGAAGTCCCTTGCTGCTGTTGAGAGTCTCTGATGAACTGTGATCCCAAGTGGAAGCGGTGGTGTATTGCCTGCTGTTCTTCACAACTATGGTTAGTCCCTGCTGCTCTGCTTGGGGTTCTCATTCTCATTGAGGGTATTCATACTGCTGCTCATCTTAAGATGGAGCAAGATGTTCATGGTTATTGTAAGCAAAATGCAGAACACCAAGAGAACATAGAATTTGCTGACGAGTGGTGAATATAAAAAGAGACCTTGACAGGTCTCTTTTTTTACTATATAATATGTAAAGATTTACAACAACAAGTAAATGACTGTAACAACAGAGGATGGTGGACGCCAAAATTTGTTCGCCCGTGAACCACAGATGTACATTTCCAAGAGTGACGCAGAGCGTTATGGTTATGAAACCTATGCTGAGAGAGCAGAGAAGTTAAATGGACGCACTGCTATGCTTGGATTTGTTGCTGCTATTATCTCTTATGCTACTAGTGGCAGTGTATTTTTCTTTGGCATTTTCGGATTCTGATGACTGAACTATTAACTTATTATGTGATTGCAAGTTTGCTTTTTGTTGGAGCACCAGCAATCTTCTTTATTATTGTATTCATGCCTGCCCTTCAGAACACGAAGGGTAGAATGGTAGGATACAAAGATCACAAAACATATGGAGATTCCTCCATTTACGAGAACACTCCAGGAGATCAAACTAAATTTTACCTTGAACTTCAGGGTAATATATAAGTTAGACAGATCTTTAATATGTCCAATCCAAATGCTCTCTATGAAGACATGGAGAAACTAAATGCCCTATATGAAGAACTCTGTTGGGGGCACGATGATGAACTAGAGTTTCAGATCGAATACCTGAGAGGTAAAGGCAGAATCACTATTAAAAACAAAACACAACAGGAGAAAAACAATGGGATTTAACGAAAAGAATGAAAGATTGAATGGATGGGCAGCAATGCTCGGCATTATTGCAGCATTGGGTTCCTATGCTGTAACTGGACAAATCATTCCAGGTGTATGGTGAACGACTTATTACTCATAGCAGCTTCCATGATAGGAGGGTTTATCTTTGCTGCCCTATTGACTGATGGAAATGTTGATGATGATGACAATGGACCAGGTGGAGGACTAATGCAACCTGTATATACACCTCCAGCTGCTTGACAAATACAACTGAATAACCTACAATTCGGGGGTACTCGCAACCCCCTTTTTAATGTTTGGACGGATCGCTGCCTTCGTTTCCGTAGCACTTATCGGTGCTTCATGTGCCACCAGTGCTGTAGAAGTTGAGACTGAAGTGAATGATGTTGTAAGCATTCCTGTGGAACCCATTCCTGTGGAACCATATGTTCCTACTTGGAAGTGTATTGACTGCACACCCGAAGAACAATATGTCCTTAAACAACTTCAAGACAAAACTAAAATCGCGGATAAAAATGCTCTGGCAACGATACTGGGAAATATTAAACAGGAAAGTAAGTTCCATTCCAACATTTGCGAGGGAGGGGCTAGAGTTCCTTACTCTGATTGTCATCGGGGTGGGTACGGACTTATTCAGTGGACCACTGAGAATCGTTATCTGGGGTTAGGTCTTTTCTGTCAGAAGTATAATTGTGACCCCAGTAGCTTAGAAGGTCAAACTCGTTACATGATTAACGAAGACATCTTCCAGAAGTATCTTCCTATGTTTGAGGGCGGTGGACAAACTGTCCGACAGTATATGGTTCCAGCCTACTACTGGTTAGGATGGGGTATCAAGGGCAATCGAGAAATTTACTCTTATAACTACTCAAAGAAACTGGTGTTGGTATGATTAAGACTCTTACAGACGCTCTCAAGGACATTCTAGGACCCAAATCTGACAAGGTTGAATGTGCTATTGACGAGAATATTATTGATTGTGATAAACTAGAAGCACCTGTTCAAGAGTGTGGTCCTGGACATTTTACCCAAGGGTATGGATCGTATGTTGGTGTCCCTGCCCCTAGAGTCCTTAAAGATGATGAGTGGTTCGGTCCTGCTCCTGTCTCTGATGCCAATCAAGATTATATGGAGCAAGAAACTCACATTAAACAGCAGCAGCACCAAGAAACTTATTTTATTGAACCTGAGGACATTCATCAGGTAATGTATGAAATGGCAACCAAGAGTGGTGCCACAACTGTTCAACTTGATCCCATTGGTGGATCCGAAAACTTTCAAGGCGGTTCAGAAAATGTCCATCGATGATTGGCGCTACAGTGATCAGAAAATGAAGGTTAGAGAGCAAGCACTCAAAGTTTTACTCTCTAAGTTTGGTGGTCAAATGGAGGGAGCACGTCCTAAATACTCCAGTCAATCAATCTATGAGTGTGCTCAAGACTGGGTATCTCAGGGTAACATGCACACTGCGGGTATTGTAAAGTATTACGAGGCTTATTATGCAAAAAGTAATTAACGTTTTGGCAGTTCTATCATTTGTGGGAACTGCTGGTATTATTGGTGGTGGATATTATCTGTATACACAGAAAGATCCTATCATCGGAGGTATGAAAGAAAAAATTATCACGGCAGCAACAGAGGCAATCGCAGAAGCACTTCCTGGTATGTTAGACGCTTCTATGCCTGAACTTCCTAGTGCCACTGGTGGTGCTATTCCTGCTGTTCCCTCTACTACTGGTCCTGCTATTCCCTTCTGATGAAAAAAATTATTATGAGTTTGCTGGCAGCAGCATCAATTGCTGCTCCTGTGCTTGCTGACCCGATCAAACAGGATGAATACTATAGTAATCATTCTATGGGGTGCATGTTACTTAGAGAGTGTACCGATGGAGTCAAACAAGTCTTTAGTCTTCTGGATATTTCTAGTGAGTATCCCAATACTGATGATTTTTATTCTATTGCTAACGAGTTCAACTCTATGCTTGTCTCCCTTAACCAGGTCGGAGTTAACGTGTTTTTAGCAGAAGAAAAATATTTTCCTGTCGGACATCGTGGAGTTTATCATACTGTAGGCAATAACTTCTTCCTCAATAAAACTTTCATGAAGCGTCCTCATGTGCTCATGAGTGTGATGCGTCATGAAGGATGGCACGCTGCTCAGGACTGCATGGCAGGAACGATTGAGAACAACATGATTGCTATTATCATGAATGAGGAAGATGTCCCTATGATCTGGCAGGAGATGGCACGGAGAACATATGCATTCCAACCTGCTGCTATACCCTGGGAGAAAGAAGCAACCTGGGCAGGTAAGACTGAGGGAATGACAATGAAAGCACTGCAGTCTTGTGCTGATGGTACGATGTGGAATGACTATGAACCCACACCTATGACCCGTGAATGGTTGGTTGAAAACGGATACCTTTCTAAATAGAGTTGCCTTGCCACTCTACTAATGGCAGATATCAAGCCCAAAGTAGAGAAGGAAGACCATGGTGAAGATAAAAGTGAAGTTCTTGGTAATTTAGTGAAAGTCGTAGTACTTATTTGGTCTGCCTCTCTTCTCACATTTAGTTACGTTAGACTTCCTAACGGTCAAAAGATTTTAGATTTCGATCCCACATTTATTGCTTCGGTGTTCTCTGGATCTTTAGCTGCCTTCGGTCTCAGTCCTGCTAAGTCGGGTGGTAATGGAAACGGAAATTCAAAACCAGCAAAGAAAGAAGAACCTCCTGTTGCACCTGCTATTGAACCTAAGAGGTAATCATGTCACGTATCAAATGGGCTGCTATTAGTATTGGTGGTGTTGTTGCTGTTGCACACATCGGTGTCTTAGGGCATTTAACTGAACGACCACCCGAACCCGAACCCGAACCTGTTGTTCAGGTCCCTACTATTAACATCCCACATGGTCCGTATACTTCTTACTCGATTACTGCAGGTAAGGAAGGGTATACGATAGAATATAAAGCAAATGATCCTAAAGTATTAGAGTCATCAAGATCCCTTAATCTTGACAAAGACAAGAGAGGTTTTTTTGGTGGTGGATCTGAAAAGAGAAGTGAATATCGTCATGATCAATACACGATGGAAGGCACCCGTAATATGGGAGGTGCTGGAACGCTAGCAGAGGGAAAGTCTGCAAAAGACGTAGAGTGTATCGTGGCGGACGCTGGCGCACGATCTCAAGGTGCGATGGCAGGAACCGCAATTAGCACAGGTCTTCTTGCTCCTGCAGTCATGAACATTCCTTATGTTGGATGGTTGGCAGCGGGATGGGTTAGTCTTCTAGGTCAATCTGCAGGAGAAGCACTTGGGTCTGAAGTTGGGTCCGTATTTAATGATTGCTAATGAACTTATTTTTGAGACCTTTACATGATATAAGTGACCCAACTTGGAGTGTAATTATCTCTATTATAATACTTTTATTGGGTGTGACATACTATATTGTCTATATAATGCGTATGGCTTTTGATGAAATGAACGATGAGCGACCTGACGAATAAAGATTCAGAACAAGATGCCAAACTTGCTGTATTAGAAAGTAAGATTGAAAGTTATCGCGAACGTATTATTGCTCTTGAAGAAGAAACAAAAGATGTTTCTGTAATTGATAGTACGTTAGAGAACGCGATTCGTCGAATTGAAATGGTCCATCAACGTATCGATAGAACAGAAGAAAAACTTAAACAAGTTGAACAAAAAGTTCTAGAAAATAAGATTTGGATTCAGAGAGCATCTGCTGTTATTGGTGCAGTGGTAACTCTTATTGGTATTATCGTTGCGATGCCACAAGACGCAGATTCAAAGGAGATCGATTATGGGCGCTATGATTCCACCGAGCAGGAAGTCGTGTTACAACTTCCGAGTAGTTGAGATTAATAGAGTTGTCGATGGAGACACGATTGA